TATTTAAAAGAGAGGTGTAAACAATGACAGGAGACATACTTAGTTTTATTAATCAAGTAGGAGTACCAATTACAGTTGCTTTAGGTGTAGGTTGGTTTCTATTTATTATTCTGAAATTTATTTTAGCACAAGTTACTAGCCAAGTGGCAGGAATATCATCATCGCTACTAGGTCTTGAAAACAAATGTGATGTTATGAACAATGACATCGTAAAAATAGATGCCTTATTCTCAAGTGCGTTTAACACAGAACCTAATCTAGAGAGAATTGCGGCCAGCGAAGGTAAAGAAGATGCGAGGGACGACTAATGAGTGGATACGAATTTAATCACTGGGCAGATGTAATTTCACAATATGGATTTCCAGTTATCGCAATGATAGGACTAGGATACTTTATTTGGTATATTTGGAAATGGGTTACACGAGAAGTTAAACCGGCTTTGAGTGAATGTGGTGGTTCTTTAAGTAAACTTAAGAAACAAGTACAAGCACTTGATAACGATATGATTAGACTTTCTGTAAAGCTAAAAATTCTGATTCAAGAAAGACAAGTGATCGATAAAGATCATATTGATAAGTTTAATATTAAAAGCTAATTAGTTACTTTTTGACTTTCTTCATATTGTCGTGTTAATGCTTGGCTTATGGTGGATAAATCATACTTTATTTGATCTATTCTATTTCCTATTCTATTGTCGAATATTCCATATCCCGCATAGTGTATAATATATGAATCAAATCTATTTGGATTTTCACTCCAGTCTTCTGAGAACATTGTCATGTGATTCCATTTATGTTCAAGTTCTTTTACTTTGAATTTGTTTTTATTAATGTTATATCCTAAATGAATATCGTCAAATCCCCAGCCTTCCCAAAACTTATCGTCTATCTTTGTGAAAATGTCTTTGTGTATATTTGATGTAAGAAATACACCTGTATTAATGTATCCTTCCGACCAACCTATATCTCCAAAGTGACCTTGTACTTCTTGAATTGTTGCTCTTCTAGGATGCGTTCTACTACCTTTATCTTCATAAACAGTTCCTATCTCTTCAAAAGGAACTTCTTCAAATATATTCTTACATCTAGGTGTTATCACAATATCAGAATCTAGTGATAATATTCTATCATATTCATTAAATAGGTCGTAATGTTTCATGATTCTATAATGCCATTTACCTTCTTCGTGTTTACATTCTGAAATATGATCTAATTCTAAGAAGTCAGCACCACACCATTTGGCATAGTCTTTTATGAAAGGGTGTGTTAATGAGGTCATTTCGCTTATATGTTTGTCAGACCTTGTTGTTATTAATAATTTCATATCGTATATCCGTATTTTAATAGAAGGGGTTGTATTCGATCAAAGACCTCATTTATTTCTTTTTTGTTTTTATCTTCTGTAAAGAATCCTTCATAAACTGTGTCTATTCTCTTGTATAATTCTACTTGAGACTTATCTATGTCTTTGTATCTATCAGATTTAAAACTATTTCTATATCGATTAGTAAACGAAATCATTTTATCTCTCTCAAAAGGTAAAGCACAGAATCCACAAATGCTTTCTATGGTTCTATCAAAATTAAGTATTATATCTTCCATTTTAACAGTAATTGTGTTTCTGGGGTATTTTTCTGTTAGATAATCATGAATTGTTTCCATCCATTTTAAATCTTCTATACAACCTTCTACAGTGGCATCATCCGCAATAATATGATTATCTTGACCGGGTTGACCTCTGTAAAATTTAGACATTGCACAGTCACGCCAATCTCTAACTGTAAATAAAACTCTCAGTAAAGGATTTTTATTAAATAATTCATCTATTTGTTTTGTGTCATTTATATAGACAGTATCACACTTGCTTAGATAGCCATTAGGTAGTTCTCTAGAATCTTGAAAAACGTATTTGTCTTCCGCAAAAGGTGTAGCCTCTAATCTTGAGTTACCTCTCATTATTTCAAGTAGCATGTTTGTGCCTGTTCTACCACAGCTTAGTACGAGTACTTGCATCTAATCTCCCATATTTTTAAATACGGAAAACTCAGTTAAGTCTCTATATCCGTTTTCTTCACCCATGTCTTCAACATGCTCTGGATAGTTTTGAAGTAAAGAGAGTCCGTGTGATGCTTGTTGAGGTGTCATATACATATTCCAACCTAGCATATCAATATCATCGTTCTTATAGAACTTTTCACTTCTACCTTCGTATCTTGCTCTTTTAAACCATTCTACGGCATCTTCGTTATCAGTTAAGATCATACCGCCTTTTCCTATACCTAATAGTTTCTTAATATGAAATGATAAACACATATACGAACCTTCAATATACATGTTAGATGTTAGTCTCTTTGCAGAGTCGTAAATAGGGTAAGGGTCTAATCGATAGATACCTGACCATTCTATATCCCTAAACTTAACAGTACCACCTGCATGAATTACAGACATGGGAATAGATAAGTATGTTCTTTTAGGCATTATAACTTCTTTTACATTTAGATACTTACAACACAAAAAAGTTGCGTTAGTGCAACTATCTACAGAAACAGCGTAAGGTGAACCAGTATATCTAGCTATCTCCTCTTCAAACATTCTAACTACATTATAAGGATTATTTTTCAATTACTACACCTCTCGCCCAGGATTCTCTGGTTAGTCTTTTAACAGACCTTAGTCCGTTTCTGGCTATTTGTTCTCTTTCCCAATTATACTTAAGATAGAACTTAATTTTAGATTTTAAGTCTTTTATATTTTTATAAACAACTAAATCTATGCCATCTTTTAAACCTGTCAATTCTCTACCTTCCCAATCATCCGTGAGTAAAAATCCACCGGCCGCTAAAATCTTATAAACTCTATCAGATGCACCGTTGTTGGTACATATGTTTAAGTTTATCTTGGATTTACCAACTTCTTTTGAGTGTTCTTCACCATACGCATTGTTTATAACTTTAATATTATCTATTTTATTTAGTATATCTTCTCTATTATTATACACATTTCCTATAAAAGATATATCATATTTATAATCTATATCTTGTACTTTGTCTACAGTCTCGTCATATCCTTCACATAAATAACTACAGTTTTTGTGATATTTAAGTGCAAGTTCTAATACATTCTTTTTGTCAAAAAAGGCTCTATCTGATACTAATGTCTTTTCTAGCATTTCTTGGGAAAAACTCATCATTGGATCCATAAACCAATAGTGAAACTTGCATTCATTTCTATATTTAAATAAGCTAATTACATCTGAACTTATAAAGTTACCTTTTGCTATCAAAAGTATGTCAATACTCTTATCAAAGATTTTCATAAGTTCTTCATTAGGATCGTTAAAGGACCTGTAAGGAAACTCTATAACTTCATGACCTAATTTTAGTAGACTGTCTCTTTGTGAAACATTTGTTGAACCCTCTGTAAAAACACCTACGAAAAATATCTTCATAACTCGTTAGATATAATGTTAAAAATAGATTCAACATTAGGATCCCACCCCTCTTCTGAATAAAATCTTACCTCACTATCAAAAGGATTCCAGTCGTTCTCATATCTTTTTCTATTATGTTCTGTACTCCAAACTATTTGTTTTGTACCACATAAGCTTGCTAAATGTAAAGGACCTGAACTAGGACCGACAATCATATTTGATGAGTGTAAAACACTTGTTAATTTATCCATCTGTATCATTCTCATATCTTCGGTGTTATCTAAATGGAAAGAATCAGGACCACCAATACATGCTATGTGTAAATCATGTTCTTCATTTAACCTGTCTATTAACTGTTGCCATTTCTCTTTGCTCCAGTTTCTAAAGTCACCTGTTTGTTTGTTTCTAGCATGTATTACAACATCAACAGAAAATGGTGAAGAAGATAAATTACCATATTTATGAAATACTTGCTCTTTAAACTTATCAGATAAGGTGTGTAGACCGTCTGTCTGACATCTATAGCCTATATCAAAATCACCAAATAGTATTGCAGTAACACCCTTTTCTTCTTTTATTTTCTTAATAAGTTCATTAGGTGATTTTGCGTTATTACACCACCATGCTTCCGTTAGGTTGCTTTCTGGATCAAACTCAACAACTTCAGCAAAGTCTTGATATAGATACTTGTTAAGAGGTCTACTTATAACTATTGTTCTATCAAAGTCTTTGGATTTAGCACGGACATAACCTTGCCAACAAAATAATTCCCAACCTAACTCTCCCAAAAAAGGACCTGCTAATAATACTCTTTCACTCATTTTTACACCATGTGTTTGTGTTGAATTTGTTGGAACCATTCTCTTGCGAGTTTCTTGATTTTTTTACCTGTTTTCCAGCGAACATAGTCAAAACTTAATTGATCTCTTACTGAGTTATATCTAACTTCTTTCCACCATTGTTCGTTATACTCACTAACACTTTCGTTGTTTTGTCTCACAAGTACACCGGTTTCATGTAGACCATAGTTATCAGGAAATCCTTCTTGTAAATATCTCGTATGTACTGAATCTATGGTATCAATCTCTTGGTCGGAGAGTTGAAAGAATTGACCATTTAGTTCTCTTATTCTTAATGACTCTGTGTATATACAGTTCCAACCAGGATGAGGTCTAACAGCAAAATCGCTGTCTTTCTTTACCCATTCCACTAAATCTCTGATTCTAACTTTTGGTAACATAGAGCCATCAAACCAAACACTGTAATCATGTTTAGGGAGAACTTCATGTGCCATCAATTTATGGTATCTGGCGGTTCTTCGTGGGTCTTCAAACTCCCACTCTAAATCACATACCTTCCACTGATCTGTTTTTGTTTCAATTTTCGTATCCGAAAAGCAGATATATTCGATACCATCTTCTTTGTCATATTCCAAAAGATCGTTTTTTCCGCCTGTTATACAAGTGTAAACTATAATTTTATCCATACTATATTATACTATGTTTTTTATATTTAGATAAAAAAAAAGAGCATCATTAAGATGCTCTTTTTTAGTGTATACTCAACTTCGATTAGAAAGTGAATACTCTACCACCATTGACCTGCATGTTGCTAGTCAATCCATCAACTTTGATGAACTGATAATAACGACCTGCACCCCAGTTAGTATCTGTGCCGTAGCCTTCGAAGATACCATAACGAGTACGAACACCGATTTCAGGTGAGAAATCAGAGTCTTTAACCGCTCTCATCAACTGAAGAGGAATGTAAGGACAGTAAATTACACCAGCGTCTTGTGATGTGTTACCCTTATATCCTAGTAGGATGTAACCTGCGCCAGCCGACTCAGTAGCGAATGTGTCACGAAGTAACAACTGTTTTCCGCCATTGATAAGACCAACTTTAGTTAGTGCGCCTGTTCCAGCCTGTGGAACTGCCGGTAGGTCAGAACCATTTACGGTTGGAGCTGTGCTTAATCTTTCGATAACGCCTGCAACTCTAGGTGAAGCAATAGCGAAGTTCGCCGCTCCTCGTCTTGTGTTGGTAGCGATTTCGTTAGATTTAATGATTACTTGTGTAAGTAATGCACCGATACGCTCAACTTGGTTACGTCCATCCGCACTCGCAGGAGTGAAAGTAGATGTATATCCGTCATTGATTGCATTTTTAACTGCTGTTGTTACGAGCTGTCTGTCGATAGCACCTTGAACTTCATAAGTCAAAATGTTAGTCATTTCAGCGTCAACATCAACACCATGCTGATTTGCAAGGTCTTCAGCAAGTTCTGGTGACCAGTTGGCCGCCAACTTGCGAGACTTGGCTTCAACCGCACCTTTTACAAGGTCAATTTTCGCCATTGGCATACTTCCGTTTACTTCGGCACCTTCAGCAGTCTGTACTAAAGCACCCAAGCCATCGATAAAGTCAGCGTTAGATGCTGAAATAGCAACACTTACGCCTGCATATGCTTGCATATTAGCGTTTGCTGATAGTGATGTTCCAATAACAGAACCTGAAGTACCCGTAAACTCAGACTTCATTGTGTTATATCCAAGCTCAGTATTGTCAGCCGAAGCACCTGCTGAGAACTTAGAGCCTGTGTCGTACTTGGCTCGGATTGCATACGCATAACCAAGCGAAGAACTCATTGGTTGTACACCGAATAGTTCATGAGCCATCAACTCAGGAAAGATTCTGCGAACAGTTGGGATAACAATCCCTGGCCAACGAACATCGTTAGCTCCGATAGCTGTTGAGTTTTGAGTAAACCCAGCAACATTCGTTGTAGTCTGTGCTTCTGCAACTAGCGAACCAGGTGTAGAGTCAGACTGAGTGTTTTCCAAAACTTGAGCAGTTGTCAAGCGGACGCTTTCGTTAGCGATACCGTCACCAGCATCGAGAACAGGCTCCCACTTTTTCAACAGTTCTTCTTTGGATAGATATGATACTGTTTTCATAGTTAGTTTCTCCTTGTTTGTTTTTTAAAATTATTTCTTTGGAAGAAATCTTTCGGCAAGTTCAGCGTACATATCAAGTTCGCTCTGCTCTTGCACTACTTCCTCTTTTACAATCGTAGCAGTTTCGGTTTCTTCTCCTTCAAATTCTTCTGATTGAATTTTTTCAAGTTCCGCCTCAAACGATTCATTAATCTCGTCCACAGTAGATTCTTTGAATACTTTCTCAAGTTTTCTTCTTTCAAATTCTGGAAGATCAGAAACTTTTTCAGATAATGTATTTTTTGCTTCAATGTGATCAATCTGTGATTTATACTCAATGTTTCTCTTAATAGCTTCATTAAGCATATCAGACTTCTGTACCAATTCTTCTTGAACATCTTCAAGAATGCTATCGACCTTGGACTGTACTTCGTCACTGCTGATAAGGAGGGTATCACGCATTGATTCAAAAGTCTTTTCTAGTCTATCGAGTTTAGCATAATCAACAACTGGTTGTTCTGGAAGATGCTCTTCAACGACAGTTGATAAGTATTTGTCGATTCCTTCCACAACCTTCTCTTCTTTGAAAGTTAATGTTTCATTGTTTCGATAGTTATAAAGTGCAAGCTTAATCTCTTTAGCCTTAACTTCATTCATCTTTTCAACAACTGAATCAAAAGTTTCTTCGATTTTTTTAAGTTCTTCGGCATGATGTGCTTCTGACTCAGAAATCTTAACTTCCGCTTCTTTCTTGATTTCTGAAAGAGCTTTTTCCTTCTCAGCTTCTACTTTTTCTTGTATTGTTGCTTGAATTTGAGAACCAAAGCTTTCAAACTCTTTTATTTGGTCCTCGGAAAGGATTCCATCTTCGTTCAGTTTGCTTACAAACTGTTCAATAATCTCTTTCATTATTTTGCCTCCTGTGTATTTAAAATTGATGATATTCGGTCTACTGTCTTGTCTCGTAATATGCTTGCTAGAATTGTGTTTGCTGTGGAAAAATCACCTTTAGTGATTGCTTTGTAAAGACTCTCTGTTGCTTCTGCCATTTTTTTTATCTCCTAGCTGATACCGCTATTGACTATTTATACAAATAGACACAAAAAAGTTACAAAAAAATAGCTTATTTTTGTAATTCGATTCATATTTGTATTTTCTATTTTAAGCTGTTATATTATTAATAAATTCTTTGATAGCATTACCAATGTATTCTGATTTTTCATGATTAGGTAGCTGATTCATTTGTTTTGTTAGTCTGTCATAACACATTTCTGTTACTACACCATGTGTGTCAATCATGAAATCTTTAGATTCAAGAATACCTTCAACATATTCACCTATCGAAGGGTCAGAAACAACATCAACTGTTGATAGTTTGTATCCTTTAACAACACCATCTTCTAGTCTACCAACACCTCTTGTTGATTGTCCTAGTTTTGTTCCATACTGAATGAGTGATGCAGTGATGTCTCCTAAAGGAGTTCCTTTGATATTATGTTCGGAGTCTGTTGCTAATATGATTGATTCACCGATCCAAGTCTTATTATCACCTTCACTTAGTGATATAATTCGCTGTGCGGCACGCTCGGAATTGATGTATGCATAATCAGGATGTTCCAGTTCACCTAATGCTCTACCTGTCTCAATAAATTCTCTGTTAAATCGATTAGCTTCTTTTAGCATCTCTTCGTAGGGGTACTTCCTTTTGTTCATGTTTTCTTTTTCAGCTTGCATGAACGGACCACGAAGTTTGATCTGACGAGGCTTACCTTCGACATTCTCTTTAATTACTTCGTACTCTCCCCAGAAATCGTTTTCAGTAATGAGTTTAAGTGCTTGCATATTTTGTCTCCTGATTTATGTACTTATTTACAAAATAATGCTTGATTTTTCCTCCATAATAGCTTATATTATATACAGAAAGTGAGGTTACTATGAAAGTAATTGGTTTATCAGAAGAGACGATGAAAATGATTGAGAAGAAGGCAGAGCCTTTAAAAGATAAAAGTTGGGAAGAAATTAAGGAAATTATTGAAAAATTACATGTAGGTGATTAATCTTTACACTTGACTTTTCCTCGGTATTTTATATACTACCTTTAGATGATTGAGAAAGGTAAAAAATATGACAACAAACGATAAAATCAAATTGAAAAAATTAGCAAGAGCAAAATTAAAGGATACCGATTTTGTATATAATTCAGAGATGGGTTTTTATGAAAGAATTCCACTGGCAGAAGGTGTCCAGCTAATGAAAACAGATAATCCGAATTTTGAGGGTGGTTGGGTAAATGGTAGCGGAAAGGGTGTGTATGCCATTGTTCAGCTAACAGGTTATCAAAAAACAATCAAAATTAAATAAGAGATAAAAAAAATATGAATGAAATATCAATGAATGTTAAATTTAAACCTTGGTCTTATGCCGTAAGAATGACAAAGGCTTATGTTGAAAGTAAAATAGAAAAGATTAAAGATGTATATCCTTTTCAAGATGGTATACCTACTTTGAGACATGATGAATTGACATCAGCTTTTGGTCGAAAAATAACAAGTGACATATTTAAATATGGTAGACATTATCATGACGATAAAATGCCTGTTGTTAACACTGATAGTTACATAAGTTCACAAATCGTGTATGAATACTTTGCGAATATTACCGCATCTGATTCACCTTTTTATGCCGACTAATTTTTCTCAATCATCACTCTAGCATTTGCGTTGGAGTATAAACTAAATTGCAGTCCTGAGCATGACGTTAAACTGCTCTTTTTTTTATATTAGCCGAAAGGTGAGTCGTCTTCTTCAGAGTCTTCTTGTTCTTCTTGAGCAATGGCTTTCTCAGCCTTTTCTCTTGAGCCATATTCAGATACTTTTTCTGCCCAGTATTCACGAACTGCTTGTTTTTCAGATTCTATATCAAGCATTCTGTCGTTCTCTTCGATCTCATCTTCGGACATATTAAGTATCTTTTTCATTGCTAATGTATATGAGAACTTATCATTATCGGCTATACTGCTATATGCTTCCATTTTTAGTTCGTTCAGTTTTGCGGTTTGATATAGTTCATATAAAGCTGGTGGAGTTGCTATAACATCCAAGTCTCTATTTGAAATTTTGTATTGCTCCCATAGCTTCTTAAGTTTTAAGTGTGTTCTAAATGACTCATTGATACCAGAAGCAATCTGTTGTTGTAGTCTCTTAACAAATTTAGCAAACTTATATTCTTCATATGTGATGTCTTCACCTTGACTAATAGTATTTTCTGGTTGTTCGAAGCGACTGAAAGGAACTTTTAGTGATCTATAAAGTTTTCTAGTAAAGAACTTTAAGTCTTCTAGTTCGCCAAAGTCTGAACTTCCACCAATACTTTCCACACTAGAACCTTCTGTTCCATCAGGTTTTAAGAACCAATAGGATTCTACAACTTGATGAGGGTCATATTCGTTTGTGATACCTCTCTCACCTGATGAAGTTTTAGTTGTCTTTCTTTGATTGAATCTTTTAACCATTTGAAGTAGTTGCTGTTGTGCTTTCTGACCACTTGTATTACCAGATGCAATATTAAATACTAATCTCTCAGGTGATCTTGCTACACGATAAATTAAAACACCATCTTCTATTAAGATTAATTGTCTATAGGCTTGTCTAGCTTTATCAAGGGGTGGAACTGGATATGTTCTATTAACATCAAACACACCTGAATTAATGTATGTAACTTGACTGAAAAGTAAAGGTACTTTCTTATCATCAGCAAATGCATTGCTATACGAAAGAGAGTTTGAGTGTCTGTCTATTTCATTGAAATAGCTATAAGAAGTTCCATAGTTTGTGTGTAGTACAGTTTCGGCTTCTGTAGGAGATATATCAAAGAATATACCAATAATTTCATATGTTGTCAGGTCTTTTAATAATTCGTATTTTGAGTTATCAAGAAGTTTTACTGACAGGATACCCTTTTCTGGACTTTTAGGATCAATGACATTTTCAAATGCTAGTTCACCTTCTACAACAAATGTTCTAGCGTAGTTGAAGATATTCTTTTCGAAATCATAGAGGTCTACAAACTTTTTAAATTCATCGGCCAAAATTTTTCTTTGTCTGTCGGTAAATTTCTTATCGTTTTTTATATCAAGATTTAAGAAGTTACCTAATTCATCTACTGAATACACGGAGTCACAAACCTCATCAATAGCATCGGAAACTTCCACATGATTTGACATCGCTCTGTATTCATTTAATCTCTTAAACTTATCAGATGCCACCGGTGCGGCCAAGAATTGATGAATAGAATCATTACTTGGATATGCCAATGTTGTGCTAATTCTTTGATCTTCTTCTCGTACCTTTGTTACTTCATAACCCTCATCAGGGTCAATATTTTGAACATTGTTCATAACATCAGCAGATGGGTTGATGTCTTTGTTTCTTCTAAACCTATCAAATATGGCCATTGTAATCTCCTATAGTCTCTTGTATTTACTACAAATCAAATATATTTTGTGCAGTCTGTTCGTTTGGATTAAAAGGTATCCAATGCATAATATCACATAAGTGTTGAAGAGGTTTCACAATATCTTTTTCAAACTTTAGATTATAATCTACTTGAAATATGTCGTTGAACTCTTTTGGATATATATCTTTGTAACCAATAACTTCTATGTTAAAAGGGTTATCTTGATTGATGTAGCACCATTGAACATCATCACCTACTTTTAACTCTTCGTATTTACCTTTCACACCTAAGTGTTCAATCATCTGATTGTAATAATGTGCGGCCTTTACATGTGTGCCTGTTTTTGCTTCCACCTTTAAGAAGCCAGTTGACTTTTTGTTAGTGTTCCAACCGGTGTTTCTCTTAATCTCCTCAAAGGGTAAATTCTTATACTCATTCCATACTTGTTCAAGTTCTTGATTGAATCTATCTTGACTCCATCTCTCACGACATATTTTCTCGAAGATAGATTTGAGAAAAGTTTTTACAACGGGTGCTAACTCGTTCTTAGCTATATCCACACCTTTATAATCAAACTCATCTGTTTTGTGACCATCTTTATCTACAATATGTAATATATAGTGTTTCTTAGAAAAGAACATGGCTTCCATACAAAACTTCTCTCGTGAGAATGCAATGTTGTCACCTTGTGTTGTATTGAATCTTTCGTTTACGATTTTAGCACAATGTTCGTTGATGTCTTTGTTAACAAACTCATCAAGGTCTTTTGTTATCATTCTAATATCATGTCTAGAAAGATCATTAATATCTTTCTGATTTTCACTACAATACTTAGTAACAGCGGATTCATAGTCGATACCGATAGAGTCTGTATCACCGAACAGCACAATGTCACCTTCTGCTGAATATTTGTCTTTCATGTGTTCAACAACAAATTCAGGTATAGCTTTGATAACAAACTGGCCATTGAGTGTAATAGATTGTGCAATGTCAATGTCATAGATGGGACTAAACTCTGTACCAAACATACCATAAATAGAGTTTAAGAATATCTTCCAGGTATACTGAATGAAGTTATATCTATCTCTTTCATTCTCTAACTCCTTGATTATGTCGGGATTAGGATCAGTCTCATCTTTAGTTTTGTTTATTTGACGAATGACATCATTCATCTTCTTTTGAAACTTCTTTCTATCGGCATACATCTTTTTACAGAATGTAGGAACAATACCCTCTCTAACTTCATGCTTTAGAAACAGAGTCTTGTTATCTGTATTGATACATTTTGTCTTAAGTAATGCATCAAATTGTTGTTTGTTTAAATGCTTTGTAACACCTTTAGTTGTGTGTACTGAATACTCATTATCACTAATCTTATCGTATGTACCTACTTTTGTTTCTGGTGACATATTGCCTGCAATCAGTGTATTAGGATACAGAGAGTTCAAGTCAATAACAGCAACACCATTCTTAAAGAAGCCAGGAACTGTGGGAAACACGAAGGCACCTTCAAATCTATGTGAATCTTTTACAGACTGGGTTACTTTTGGAAAAATCTTACCTGTAGTATTGTATGTATATAAAGACAGACAGTTGATGATATAAGGTATAGACGCATATATCTTTTCATAAGGTGCAAGTGACATGTTACAGATACTTCTAGATAATTTTAGTAGTTGCTCTTTTTCTTCCAATAGAACAAGTATCTCTACATCTCGTATGTTATACTCAAAAAACTTCTGAAAGTCTTTTTTGTATAGGTCTTTCATAGAACCTTCATACTCGATCTTGCTGATACCTAGAACATAGTCACCTACATTACCTAAACTATAAGAGCCTTTTGACTTCTTAAGAAACTTATTCTTATATAAAATATAATAATCCCAGTTTGTGATACCGTCTATAACGAAAAGAGGCTCACCTGTTACTCGGTCTTTATGTTGCTTTACACGATTGACAGGTGACATACTCTTCATAGCATCTTCGCCTAGAACTCGTTTGATTCGACCACACATATAAGGTATGTCGAACAACTTTCCGTTCCATGTTGTGATTACATCAGGATAGTTTCTTCCGTGCCAACTAAGATAGTGATTAAGTAGTTTTACTTCACTATCAAATGTGAATAACTGAATGTCATCTCTATGTGCTTTACAGTCACCTAACGCCCATGTGAAATATTTACTATGGTCACTATCATAGACAGTAATAAGATTGATAGGATAGTCCACCTTATCTGTTTCTGGAAACTCATCTTCAATCGCAATCTCGATGTCGATGTAATGAACTCTCAAATCATGTTTAGCAAAGTCTGGCTCTTGATATGTATCTGAATAATGAGAATTTAGATACTCAAATTCGGGAATTGAAGACTCGTATATCTTTTTCTCTGGATGATCTTTTATCCATTGATACCTGGAAGAGGTTGTCTCAAAGAACTTACGTTTCAGATAGGTACCATAAATACTTTGCAAGTCAGTTTTATAATCAACTTCATAGGTTACGAATGACTTATGTGGAACTCTTTTATGAATTCTATTACCCGATTCGTCCCAGGTCCAAATATCAATAAAAGCCGAGCGTTTGTCTTTTGATTGGACGTATGAAATGTTTCTGTACATGCTTTATTATACAGATATTAGTCTTCAATTATAGCTGGTATCTCGTCTTGTTTATAGATGAAGTATTCACCGTCTTTAGAGTTTATTCTGTCACCATCCGCCATAACTAATATCTTGTCGCCAACTTTTACAACATCTTCATTATCTACCGCAAACACTTCGGCCACTTCGGCTTGATTGTGTTTATCTGATACGATGATTGTACTATCAGTACCAAGGTTATGAACAGAATCTATTGATCTAGAGAATACCATATTCTTAAGAGGTATATGTCTATCACTATCTTCTGGGTCACATTTAACAATGCAATTTTCTGCCTTTAGAATTACTATAGGATATGTATCATAAAAAACACCAACATCATCGAACTTTACTCTATCACCTATTTCAAGTCCGTAATCTTCTCTAGCTTCGTCACCTAGTGCGATGATCGTACCTGTTGCTCCTTTGAATCCTGCGATGGTTTTTGTTGGTATCACAATGCCATTATGTTGAACTTCTTCTTGAATCTCATCTTTTCTTAGTGCAACAATATCACGAGAAACTTCAATTTTCTCAGGATCAAACTTACCATCTCTTGAGCCTATTCTGTGTGCGTCTTCTACAAATCTCATATTTTTTTATCCATTTAGAAGTTTATTTTCAAGTAAAATTTTACCACTATCTGGGATTTCAACACAGACTGGTTCTATTTCAACATCACCATCTTTTGTCTTTTCCCATCTTATATTATCTCTGATAAATGTTTCACCTATTTTGATTTCATCATAAGAAACTTCTGTACCTTTTGCTATATAACTCATTTTATACTCCTAGTTGTTTTCGTATATATTCAATAATGTCATTTAGGTCATTATTTACACTCCACTCACCATTTACCACTTTATCCATTTTCTGTCTATCTTCATTAACGACATGATTTTCACAATTTCTAGAAGTGTCAATCTCTCTTCCACTAATTTTCTCCCATGAGTCTGGAATATCAAAGAACTGATTTAAGAAAGGTATCTGTCCTGATTTTTGTGATTTAAATATATATTCACTTGATTCAAATATACACAAGTCTTCGTTGAATCGTTCTTTATTCTTAACAACATCAATAATCATAAAGTCACACATTTCATGCCTGTTTGTTGTCAGCATTTCAGATTTTGCATGTCCTTTATATCCCAGTAATAGTCTAGGTGACGGTTTTGTTAGTACATAATTAGCTGGTTTAGTATAACAATTAAATATAACACCTAGGTTCATATCATTCATTAAATCTATGTATTTTTCAAAAGTATCATCAAATTCATCAGATATGACTGTATCATCCTCTATAAGTATTAATTTTTCTGTGTCTAACTCTATTGATTTTTCGATAATTTTATTCTTAGAATTTGCAATAGATTCACCCGTATTTTCGATGTAAGTAAAATCTAAATCTTTTAATACGTCACTCTTTTTTAAGGTTTCTTCAGATTCATCCGAACAAATAATAACATTTGGAGTTATCTGACATACGGATTGTTTCAGCGATGAAGATATAATACCTTCTAGCCATTCAATAGGTCTTTTATAATTTAAAACTGCAACCGTTATCATCTAATTATCTCCAAATCTTTTGCAATATCTTCCTGTTCTTCCTGTTGATTTTCTTGTTGTTCGTGTTGAAGAATCATATTCAAATCTACATTTAAACATTTCTTAGTTAATCGATAAAACTGTGCCCAGTCTTCTAGATTTGCAGGGTTTTCTAACCACCAACCTCTACCGTTTCTACCACTATCTAGTTCTTTTTTCTGTTTCTTGACGATAGATTTAAATTTATCTTTACTACCTAAAACCATATCTAGCTTTTGCTGTAGTTCATCCATATCGTCAAACAATAGATCGGTGTAAGGTTCGTATATGTTTATTCTCTGAGCAATAAGTGGTGTACCGATTGCACAAGCTTCTAAGAATTTAATATTAGATTTACATCTGTTAAATTCATTATTTAATAAAGGTTGAATAATAGCTTGACAATTTATGTTACCTATCACATCTGGATAGTTCATAATATTAGAACCACCTACGAGTTCTATCTTTCCTGCATTCAATTCATCTTGTAGTGCATTAGGTATGCAACCTACAAATACCCATTGATATTTGTTAACTGTTTTCTTAACAAAAGGAATCATCTCGGTAAAGTCGTCAACAAAATTATTTTTACCATGTAGATCGTAGTGTGTACTACTTGCAATAATTCCTAATCTAGGTTTCTTTTTATTCTTATCATAATTTACTAATATTTTACCAAGATCATAATACTGACCCATCCACCATTTAGGAAGATAATTAGGTATTACAAGTACATTGTCTTCTTTTACACCAAACTTTCTAACATAATAGTCTTTAAGATAGTCTGTAGTAACAAGTACAAAGTCAGACTGTTGCATCATGGTTGAGATGTTCTGCATCAACTTAGGATCTTGATAAGCTTCCCAGGCAGAGTTGTATTTAGGTATATCGTCCATACCAACAGCATCGTCTACATTGTAGACAATCCACATTCCGTTTCTCTGTCCTAAAGGAACAATAAATCTTGTATAATAATCACACTGAGGATCATTAACCTGTCTTTGCATGTGACATAGATTAACATCTTGAAACCATTCAGGATCGGCAATGAATCTACTGGTTTCTGTAAAAGTTACATTGTTTATCACCGATTGTACCGTAAGTTTGGGTGCTAACATTCTATAAAAATAACAGCCGGAGTTATCCGCTGGAAAGTTTACTGCTACAAAAGGTTTTTCAGACATAGTTCTCCTTAAATTCTCTCATACTTTGGTAATCTAATTTCTAAAAAGCCTTTAATTATATTATTTAAGTTTTTTAGATTACCAAATAATACTTGACTACCTTGTCTCTTGTGTTCAAGAAACCCATTTTTAAAAAACATAATACATGTATTATCTTCTACATCATATAGGCTTCTGAGTCCTTTTGACATGTCTTTGAAGAAATATCCATCGATATTAGATTCACCTACATAATTCTTTGTATCACTATAAAGATTTAGGAGGTGTTTGATTACTTTTCTGTCGGTGTCTTGTAGTTTACCTACGACAACGATTGAATACTTACTTACTAATAGTTTATTTAACGACTCTTTATCCAAGAACATGTAAACTCCTTTTAACTATACTAAACTTATGTTCTATTATACTTATCAACTTGTTTATTTATATATTAAAATATACTTATTCCTGTAGAGTTTGTATACCTAGTTTTTTACGAACAACATTTCTTTACCTACTAATTAGAAAATATCTTGTACACCAGAATATTTAGTATTGCCAGAAACTTTCATTCTGCCCGAAACCTTTGCGGCCCCATAAACCTCAGCATTACCATAAATACTTGCACTGTTGTAAATATGTGAGTTACCATAAATCTTCGCATTACCATAAATCTTTGCAGATTCACCAACCCTACTGTTATCGTAAATTTTAGCTTTATCGAAAACCTCAGCATCATCAACAACTGTTGCTTTGCCATAAACCTGAGAGTTGCCGTAAATCTTTACGTTTTTATCAACTAAAGAATTGCCGTAAACTTTAGCATTATCATAAATTTCGGATTCGCCAAAAACCTGTGCATTGTCAGCAACTTGGGCTTTACCATAAACTTTTGCATTGTCGTGAACAAAACAATTACCTCTTTGAGATAGGTTCTTTTCTGATTCAATGAAACCGCCTTTGGTTCCGGCTTTTACAAGCTTACCAATATTACTAACAGCTTCGATTCTGTATAAAGTTTTACCCTTATGTTTTATAGTTTCGTCAGTTAATTTATACTTTTTTCCTATGACGACTTCGGTGATTTCTTCACCTTCAGTATATAAGGCACCTATCTCTGCACTATTTACATAGTCAGGTAACATACCTTCTAAATCATCACGACTGTGTAATTCACTGGGTGAAAATTTTGCAAATATTGGTTCAAAATCTTTTAGTGTGGGTAGCTTGCTTCTGTTTTTCTTGATCTTCTTAACAATTTCTTTGGAGGTTAATTTTTTACCACCTACTAATATTTCATCGATGACTTCTTCTTGAATGGAATTGTAAGCTTCTTGAATTTTTCTAAAGTCAGACATTTGTTTTCCTTATTTCTTTAAAGTTATAGATACTGCTTTGTTTTTTCCTGCAATGCTTTTGGTTGTTCTAATATCTTGAATTTCGTTTATCTTGATATGAATGAATTGACTTTTATCTGAATCCATTCTGATTAATATATCACCTCTGCTTATTTCAGGTACACCTTTTAAATAAAACTTATGTCCTTTATTTGAGCCTTGTGAGACATCTGCGTACACAATAGTTTTACTTTTAATATCTTGAATTAAATCATTGATAGATGACATAGAAGCATTTTCATCTAAGTCTGTTACATCATTCTCATCATCCATAACTGATACTTGATTCTTAGCATCGATATAGTCTGCCATTCCGTCTAACTTACTTACAGCGATTGCAACTTTGTTAGTCCACCAAGTTGGTAAATCTGCTTCTTCTGGAAGTTCGTCAATAGCAACACCCATTTTTGTTAAAGCTGACATTGCTATTTCAATTTGTGTTTTAACAGAGGCAATGTCCTGATGACCATCTTCTTTAAAATTTAAAACTTCACCTACAGCTTCTTCAATCGATGAATATTTTACAGAATATTTATATTTGTTAGTCATTGTCTTCGTCTTTCATTTCGTATTCTTCAACACCTAAAAACTGTTTAGCATTTTCAAGCTGATAGTTGATTAGATCATTATATAGATTGTCCATTTCTTTCTTATCAAACATATTCTTTTTAAGAATATCTTTTACATCGTTCCAAGATGGTGCTTGCATTATCTCATCAGAGGTTCTCAGCTCATCAGGATCTTTTTTGTCTTTACCTGTGATTGAGTAGTTTCTAACAATATAATGTTTTAGATCGCTAACATTTTTAATTTTCATTTTCTTATTAGCAATTCTTTTACCACCTTTTGCTTCGTTGACTTCTTTGATTGCTTTACCTCTTAAGGCGGCAGTCACTTTCATAATTGTCCGAGGATTAACACCAGCGGCCATCAATGCTTTATTGATGTCTTTCCACATGTACTTATCAGTATTAGCTTCTTCTAGTTCAGTTGATTCTTTAATTCCTCTAACGAGTTTTTTGAGTTTTGTCAAGTCTTCTTTTCCAGTAAAAGGCATTGAGAATGCTGTTTTTGACGCTCTGTACATTGACTGTGTTCGGTCGAGTTTATATTTCTCTTTATAAACTCCCGTATTACCGATAATTTTTTTCTCGGCGGGTGTCAAAGGCAGTTTTTCCGTTTTGTTCAAAGATGCTTCTTCAAGTTTAGCTTCTTTCATAAGTGCTTTGATTGTTTTAACATCTAGCTTCATTTTCTTTGCTATCTGATCTGCTGAAAGACCGTCATCAATATAACCATGAAGCTCTTTCATCTTACTTTCATCAAGTTCCGTTTCGTCATTAATTAACTCTTCATCTTCTTCTGCAACTGTTTTAACAGGCTCAACTGTTACGTCTGAAACATTGTTTTCTTCTGGTTTTTGAAGTAAGTCCTCTGAAACTTCCTCTGCTTCACCAGAACCTGTAGCCATTGCTAAATCTAAATATTCATCTATCTTTTTAGAATCATCGGAGCTTGCTAAGGCGTATAGTGAGTTTGAAGGATATTCTTTTAGGAAGAAGTCAACAATAGGTGTTTTGCTTCCTAGATCAATGTATGGTTCTGTTGTTCTTGACATTCTATAAACACACATAGGGTTAGATTCAGGATCTATTGCGTAACTTATACTGGGTAATTGAATGAAACCCTCTGGAAGTTTTATTGTTTTTGGGTTAAGTGCTTGTCCAACATCTAGTTCTTCCATTCCAACGAAGTAGGCTTCTTGTAGTTTTCTAAACTCGTTTTTAAATTCGCTCATAATTAACTCCTAGTAAGTAAGATAGTTATGGTATTTACTTTCCTTAGAAGGATTTTGTATCAACCATAACTATCTTTGTTACTGATTATTATTCGTTTTATATTTAGGTCTGGTTTGATCTTCTTCTGACGATAGAAAGAGCCATAGCACCAACACCAAGAAGACCAACCGTAGCAGGCTCTGGTATAGTATTATTAATATTTAGTTGACTATCACCCATTGCCATAAAATCAACCGAACCATATCCACCTTCAAAAGATGAAATAGCTACTATATATTCTGTATCTGCCTCAAGAGTGATTGTTCCGTAAAAGGCACCAGTTTGGAATCCGGTAGGTGATACATCAATAATTGGCTCAATAGGATTTCCGTTAATATCTACTAGCAATTCTCGTGTTGAATTTAAGTCATCAAGAGTTTTATCGGTGCCTGGCCCAAAACCATCACCCTCCTTATTAAGAAACGCCCAAGGTGCGTGAAATAATATATTTGTTGGCATTGTCTCATATATTAAAAGCTGAGTATCATAAATTGGATTACCATCTTTTGAAAGATTACTGCCATAATTATCAAATATATAATCTCCGCCTTCTGTAGATGAAATAGTAAATGTTTCATAGTACGAAGTATACTCAGGGTTTGGCCAACCTTCAACAAATTTATCATCTTCAAAAGAAGCAGTTATGTCATAAACCCATTGTTGCGATTGTGAATTAAATGATGCATCATTAAGTATAATGGCACCATGAGCAGAAGTTGCTGTGATAAGTAGAGTAATAAGTAATTTTTTCATTTTTTTCTCCTGTTTTTAATTTATTTTTTACCTTTAAGTTTTTTCCAAAAAGATAAAGATTCATTTATGGCCGCTATAATTTTACCTAGTCTAGAGTCGGGTGGTATAAGCATTGTAAGAGTTGCACCAATACCCAATAAAGCAACTCCAAAGTTTATTAGCTGGCCTTGGTCAAGTGAACTCCAATCTAATTCCAAAAGTGCTTTAATCATATCGGTGTCGCCTCGCTTTCTTCGTAGATATGTCCAGGTGAACCTGGTCCAAATGTATCTCTCAAATCAATTTGTTCTATTTGTTCTATTTGTTCATTGATTGTTGTAGTCTCTCGCATAATTTCTGGTTCCTGAAAAGGATTTTCATTTCCTTGTTTAATAAAACTGAGTAGTGCCTTGTTGAACTCATCTCTTGATACACCCGCCTCTTCTAAAGACTCATCTGTTACCAACTCGGATACTTCATCTAAATCTTGACCTTTAAGTTCTGTACTAGGTGAACGGTCTGTTTCGGAATCTTCCTTTTTGACTGATTTTTCTTCTTTTATCTCTTTAGTCTCGGTAAATTCTTCAGATTCTTCCTCTGTATCTTCTTCCTCTTCTTGTTCTTCACCACTAAATAGTTTCTTTAAAAAGCCTTTCTTTTTGGGCTTCTCTTCTTTTTCTCCCTCTTCAGATTCATCCTCTGTATCTTCTTCCTCATCGTCTTCAGCATCTTCGTCTTCTTCCTCTTCGTCATCATCACCAAAGAGTTTTTTCAAAAAACTTTTCTTCTTAGGTTTTTCTTCTTCTTCAGACTCATCAACTTCAGATGCGACTACAGGCTGTTCTGACATTTGTTGTATTTGTTGATCAACAGCCATATTCATAGCCATATTCATAGCTTCTTGTTCCATTATATTTTCAACTTGAAAGTTTATATCATCATAAAGTGGTACTGCATTGTCTACAACTGCTGTTCCTTGAAAATATAGTGCAGATGACATTGCTATGATTCCGGCCGCACCTAGTACTGTGCCTACAGTTGATACACCCTGTTCAGCAACTATATCTGATATGGTAGATGTTTCTGAGCCTGATTCGGTTGTAGTTGATGACGTATCGGAGGAATCGTCTGAACTTTCTTCAGAATCTTCATCCTCTTCTTCATCCTCATCCTCGTCATCTCCTCCACCTTCTAGCTCTTGTAATAATAGCCATGCAGACTCTCTTATATACTTTTCGTCTTCGGTGAGTAAATCATCATCCTCGATGATTTCAGGATCACAAGTCTCTTCTATGATTCTAGTTGCTTTTTCTAGATTGATTTGCTTTTTCTTGTCGTCTGCCATTGTAAATACACCTCGATACTATTTACAAGGGGAATCTAATAAATGTGTGTATTAGCAGTTAAATACTTTAATGATTTAGGATGGGTGGCCGCAAAAAATAGGGACAGAAGTTACAAGCCAACTATTCATATCAAGAAGTCATTTCGTATGGGAACCGAGCGTTGTATGTTCTGGGATGAAGAGACTAAATGGACTGAAGGTGTTAATGAATATGGTATTGCTATTCTTAATACGACTCTCAAGGTAAAAAAAGATGAAAAGGAAGCTAAATTAAGAGAGCCAGGTGATGTGTTTTATAGTCCTGGTGGAAAAAACATAAGAAAGGCACTGTTAGAAAAAAGTGTTGATAAAGCTGTTAAATCATTAATTGATAGTGAGATGGAAGGATTTTCTTTAGTTTTTTCAAAAGATAAGGCTGTATTAATCGAGGCACCTTCTTACATTGATGTTGACAAAGATTATGAATATAATCTAACTGAGTTAAAAAAGAGTAAAGATTATGTGAGGACTAATCATGGTATACACTTTAAGAATGCTGGATATCCTATTGTATCCGATGATGAAAGAATGATATTGAGTAGAAAATCATCTGAGTCAAGATATGATGTTACATACAAACTAATGAAAACTGTTAAAGAGCCGGAAGATTTATTAAGAATATTAGGTAATACAGATAATAAAAACCCTCAAATGAATCCTTTTAGAACTTCAGATACTCATGGTAAAAGTATAATGGTAACTACAGGTCAAATATTATCAATACCGGGTAATAAAGTATTTTACTACAGACCTGTTTGGGGAGATATAAAAGCAGATTTTAATAAACTTGACAACATAGAATCAAAAACATTCTTTGAACTAATGACTAATAGAAAGATCATGAGTGTGAAAGAATCTGTTGATTTTAAGAATTTTTATTCTACCCTTCACAGTTAGAACAACTCATCAAATCTCTGCTTAATTCTTGTGCTGGATTTGTACCACGATGGTAATATAGTGTTTTAATACCCATTTCCCAAGCACTAATTAATAATTTATTAACATCTTTAGCGGGTGTGGCAGGATGTATCATTAAATTTAAGCTTTGTGACTGGTCAATATATTTTTGTCTTGATGATGCTTGAATTAAAATATCATGTTGTGATATTTCACCGAATGTTTTAAATACTGCTTTTTCTTCATCTGATAAGAACATTAAGTGTTGAACGCTACCACCGGTTACAAGAATAGATTTCCATACGTCTTTATTGTCGTTACCATGTTTCTTGAGTAATGCTTTTAGATAAGGATTCTTATATGTGAACTTACCTTTTGCTAGATCCTTAACAAAGTAGTTACTATTTAATGGTTCAACACTTGGTGATACTTGTCCAAGAATAAATGAACTTGATGTTGTAGGTGCAATAGCCATTGTAGTTGTGTTTCTCATACCATAACCTTCTAACAGTGGAGGTTCACCATACTCTTTGGCCATTTCTTTAGAAGCTTCATGTGACTTCTCTTGTATTAGTTTATGTATTTGAACATTCAATCCGTTTGCTTCAAGTGATTCAAAGGCTATCATCTTAGATTGTAGATACGAATGCCAACCTAAAACACCAATACCAATCGCTCTTTGATTTTCAGCAAAGTTGACTGTTCTTTTCATGAAAGGAATTTGTTTCGCTTTTTCAATAAAATCAGTCATTACGGAGTCTAAGAAATATGTTAACACCTCAACTGCATCTGTGTCTTTCCACTCATCATAATGTAATAAATTCATAGAGGATAGACAACACACAAATGATTCACCCACTTCTGTTGATAATGCAATCTCTGAACAAAGATTTGATCCCCATATAGTTTTATTTTTGTCTTTATAAACCTTTGGTTTATTTTTATTCATCGTATCGCTAAACATAATATATGGATAACCAGACTCAAATCTTTTCTTAATAATCTTTCCCCATATCTTACGTTTGTCTTTGTCACCATCAATCATTTCCCTCATCCACTTGTCACTCACCGTAACACCAAATGATAGATTCTGAATAGGGTGTCCTTCGTTTCTGATGGATAAAAATTCATCTATGTTTTCATGTTCAATATTTAGGTAGCCGGCAAAAGAACCACGCCTTACATTTGATTGAGACACAACATTTGTTACTGTCTCAAATAGTTCCATGAAATGAACAGGACCTGAGGAGTTACCACCTGATCTGATTTCGGAACCTCTTGAGCGTAGATGACCGAAGTAAGCTGATGTACCGCCACCCATTTTAGACATCATGCCAACTTCTGATACAGTATATAAAATTTCTTCCATTGTATCGTCAATATATGAACCAAAGCATGATATTGGTAGTCCTCTATTTTTAGCATAGTTTGCCCAGATGGGTGAAGCTAGTGAGTACCAGCCATTTGCCATGTACTCTTCGAACTTCTTTGCAAAGCCTTCTTTTTTTAGAATCTTCTCCGCATGAAGGGAAATTTGCCTGATTCTTTTCTCAGGTGTTTCACCTTCTTCGAGATAGCCTCGCTCTAAAAATAAACGACTATCGTTATTTAACCAATAATATTTTTCATTCATAACTATATTATACTAGAATAAATCATCTTCGTCATAAGATTTATCATTTTTTGAATATTCTGTAGGACGTTTGAAGAAAAAGTCGGTTGCTGTATTACCAAGTACATCTTCTTCAAACCATGTTGTTTTCTCCAGTAGTTTACTGTCAATATCATCAAAGGCTGGTTTAAAGCCTATTTGCTTTAGACTTTCATTAAGTCTACTCTTTATGAAGTTTTTCATAATAGGTGAACTTAAATGTTCTGATTTGTATCCATTAACCGACCAGTCAATAATTTTAGATTCAGCTTCATATGCCTTTACACATTGCTTTCGTATTAGTGATTCCAGTTCTTCATCAAATAATTCTGGATGCTCTTCACGGATTACATTTACTAGTTTGATACCGACCATAGCATGAATGAGTTCTTCCTTGGAAGTGTAAGCTACTTGTTGTGCAGTATCTTTTAGAACATTTTTAAATCTGTTGAAGTAGTTGATGGTATAAAATTGAGAAAATAAGGAAACATTTTCCACATAAAGTGTGAATAAAATCAAAGAATATACATATTGTTTTTTAGAGTCTTTGTAGTATTTGTGATTATATTTTCTTAAATATTTTACACGATTCTGAATTATATCCAATTCTAGATTCTTCTCGAATACATCTTCCATTTCTAGTACTTCGATTAATCTCTCATATGCGTTGTTGTGAATTACTTCAACATTAGCCATTACATAACCAAGATCGGTTAAACTTGGATGTGGAAGATTTTCACCTAATTTTGCCCAAAATGTTTTAACTGCTACTTCAATTTGACCGATGGCTGAAAGACATCTAACGACCATTTCTTTTTCTCGTTCGTTAAGTGTTACCTTGAAGTCTTGTACATCAGACTGAAAGTTAAATTCTTTATCGGTCCAAAATCCGTTGTGCATGGATTCGATAAATTGTTCGGTCCATGGATAACGGTCTGGTTTGCGAGATATTTGCTCTTCAAAGATTGTTGGCATATTCTTTTCCTTTAATTCTTTAGTGTTAAATTCGTACAAATATTATACGAACGCATGATGTACGGTTTAACACATAAAGACTAAAAATACCCACATACAAATATCCTGCTGAAATTTCAAAAATGCTTCTAGCCAGGGTAATTCGTAGTGGGTTTAAACTGGTTTTTAACTCGTGACATCAAGTTTTATTTACACTGTAAACTCGAAATCTTCTCGTGAAATACCTTCAGAAACTACAAACTCTTTAATTTTCTGTAAAGCTTTATCCTGCACTAATTTAACCATAGAATGAGACAGTCCTATTTCGTTTCCGATGTCTTTTAATGTTCTTTTTTTGTCGGAGAAAAATCGACTTAATACTATGTGTTTTTCTCTGTCATCCAGTACATTATTTTCTAATACAATTTTGCTCAATTCGTTTGACAAATTTGTAGTTTCGTTCTTGTTTATCTCAGAATATCCACCCGAAGGAGTAGTGTACGAGGATTCTGAAATTGTTTTTTCTAATGAGTTGTTTGAATCGTGCTGTTCATCTTCAGATGCTTGATAGTTTAGTGAGAGTCCACTGTGATTTCTAATTGTGGAGAAGTCTCTGTTTTCTTTCTTCAGATATTCTTGAATAGCTTTGAATACCCAGAAATAGGCATATGTACAGAACTTGGTGTCTTTCGTCATATCAAACTTTTCAGCGGCCTTAGCTAGTCCGATACAACCCTCTTGCATCATATCATCATATTCGGCAATGCTGGTATACTTCGTTGCAATCTTTGAAACCAATCGAATATTGCGTTTCATTAAGAAGTCTATCTTCTCTTGTTTTGATAATGTGTCGTCATTTAAAACTTCCTGTTCTTCTTGCTTGCTTACTGGATCAAAATCCTCGGTTGTTATTTCTTGCATGTATTTTTTGATGTGTTCACCGTAGTTACTATTATGTGGCATATATCTCCTTAACTATACTTTACGATACTTTTTCTACTAAACTTTTACTAATATATAGAACTATCTAATTGTTGTCAATTAGTTTTTTTTATTTTTTTCAACATCGTTTAAGAGTTCAATAACAGCCTCTTGTACAAATGCTTTAGTTTCACCATAATTGTCGTTTACTGACTTATCTAGATCATCTTTCATCCGCAAGATTTCTTTTTTATGTTCTTGTTTCAGATTCTCCAACTCTATCTTTTCTATGTGTTTTTGGCGATCTCTAAATATAGCAATATTGTCTGAAATTATTTCTCTAGTTGATGAGATTAACTTAGCATATGCTGACACAAGTTCAGCGTCAAGTAAAGAACTTCTTTCAATATCTTCCTTACATGTATCCAGAACCGCAACTGCTCTGTTTATTAAGTCTGAAACTTCATTGAATATTTTTATATCTGTGATGGGATCCCCAGATACCTTTACATCTTCAACTTCTTGTTTTATCTCGGCAACTTCCGAGGTCATGTTAGCTATACCTTCTAACAAATCTTCGGGTGTTTCAAACTCTTCAGGAATTTCATTAGAGTCCAGTAACTCTTCAACTATTGGATTTATTTTTTTGGACACTAGAATACCTCTTTTTTATCAAATTTACCTAATTTAGATACCATATTAACCATAGCTGTGTGACATTTTTTACACAAGACACCTTGATTTTCATTTCTGTTTGTATAGCTTAGCTCTCTGATATATAGATCCTGTAAAAGCATTGCAACTTTGGGTGGTATCATGTTATTTATGTCATCTATTTTTTGTGTATTTTCATCTTCAATGGAATCATAATTCAATCCTTGATGTAAATCCTGAAAATTATTTAGTATGTCTTCAAGTGTAGTTGTTACACCATCTTTGTCGTACTCTTCAATTTTAACTTCAAGTGTGAGTTTTACTTGTTTACCCTCATGGTTTTTCATAATCAATGAGGGTGGTTCTTTGTAAAAGTCTTTTGATTTGAGGTGATCACCTTCTTGTTTTCCACAAAGATCACACGTTTTTGTGATTGTGTATTTCTTGTCTATGCTCATATACTTATTTATTATTTTTGTTAACTAGATTGTGTAGATATGATACTAAAACAAAGAATTGTATTTCTTTATCGATTACTTGATCTACTCTATAAATTATGTCTGCAATGTTGGATAAATCCTCTGCACCTATCTTTGTTCTGCATAAAATATTAAACATACTTGATGATAGTTTAAGATAGTCTTCACTAAACTTTTCTGAGTTCTTTATTAGATATTCTCTTATCTCCATTGGTGTCTTACCTTCTTTCGTAGAAGTTAGGATATACTTACATGTTTCGTCAACACCATCAATAAGTGCAATCTCTGTAGTTGTGTCTAACTTACCGGAAGAACAACAATCTTGAAGTACTGATACTGATGTTCTAATATCTGGAAGAAACTTAGGAAGTATCTTTTCCATAAAGTTATTTAGGTCTTCTTCGGTATACTCAATAGACTCACTTTTCAGAATGTGTTCAACTCTAGGTCTAATATCTGATACAGAGAACTGTAATGATACTGGTGGACACCTTGATTGTAAAGGTTCGATAACACGATTTAGATAGTTACAAGTTAGTATGAATATGCAATCTTTGTGATTGTCCATAATGTTACGAAGAGACTTTTGTGCTTCAAGACTCATACCATCAATCTCATCTAGTATAACAAGTTTTGGTCTTCCATCAAAAGAGACAGACTCACAGAATCTTTGTACATTTGTTCTTATGTTATCAATGTTACCATCAAGTGAACACGAAACGAAGTATTCAATAGCATCCAGTGTTTTTGAAATTACATTACTTGTTGCTGTTTTGCCAATACCCGCTCTACCATGAAGTGATACATTGAATCTTTTACCAGACTGTAGTAGTCTTTTAAGTTTATCCTTTGATGTAGGATTTAGTACAAGATCGTCAACAACTTGAGGTATATAGGCATCGACCCATTTAGAATCCATATTTTCCATAATTATCTTTTTCTCGTTTAAGTTATAAATAAGAATAATAGTTAACAACGGAGTATACCATGCCTTCACCTATTATAAAGTCATTTTCTGATAAAAGCGGTAAAACCGAAAAAGAAGTCGAAGAATTATACAAGGATGCTGAAGATATTGTAAAGGATAGATATAAGAATGTTGAAAAAGAATCCGATAGATATTATGCACTTGTTGTAGGTATACTTAAAAATATGTTAAAGATTGAAGGCTTTAAAAGTTTTTATTTAGGATCCAAATAATTCTTTGATAGATTCCGGATTGTCTAATGAGTATTTTGATTTCTTAGTAGTTTTTAATCTACCTTGACATCTATATCCAGCACCAACTACTTTGACTAAAGTTCCATCAGAAAGTTTTCTGTTCTTACTACCACTAGGACCTAATCTAAACTCAATGTTAACTTCACCATCATATTTAGGTACAGGTAACTTAAGTGGATTCTTTCCTAGATAAAATAAACCAAGACCGCCAATTTGTATGTAGTAAACACCTTTTCTGTTATAGGCTTTTGCTATTGTATTTGCGTTCTTAAATTTTTCTACTTGGTTAAGTCCTTTTAATAGACCTTGTTTTTGTGCCGAACTCCATGCTTCTTTTGTAACAGCACCGAAAGGAACTGTGTAAGGTACTTTTTGATGTAATTCGAGTGGTTCTTGCGTTCTGATAAAATCGACCCATTTTTTCAAATCATCGGCTTTTCTCTTGGCCGCTTCTAGAAATAAAGGTGCTACCTCTTCATCGACAGCATCCGGTTTGACAAGTATATATTCATTATTATTCACATCCATTCTAATACTTGTACCACCCATCTGGGCATTTTTATCCATTTTTATCTCAATATTAAACTCTTTACCTTTATAAGTAGCTTCTATGTCACCTTTACCCACAGCACTGAATCCTGCACCCGGTTTATCACCTGGTACAAGTCCGTCTATGTTAGCTGTCACCATTGCGTTGTGAACTCTTCTCTCATATTCAAGTCCACCTAAGTTTAAAGACTCATAGAAGTATTCAGAAAATGTGTTTTCATTTAATATGTTAAAAATATTTTTCTTGTCTGAGTCGGATAATTTACCAGGATATGCATCATCATATGCATCTATATCATCAATCTTATTTCTGATGTCTGTAGCTGAGTAGAGTCTATTTACCGCTGTTGTTTTAGGGTCTAATACAGTTATCGAAGGATTGTTTTTATCCATATATGCCGTAACTGTCTTCCACCTTTTGAGATCATCTGGGTCTTTAGAAGAGCCAAATATAACATCAACGTCTTTTAACGTCTCAACATAGTCATATGAAGCTTTAATTGGTGAAGGTGTAGGTGATGTAATTACTTTGACATTTTTAAGACCTTGTGCCTTTATCATGATCTCAAACACTTTTTTAGCTTGTCTGTCCGAGATTGTTTTGCCTGTATTTGTTTTTCTCACTGACTTACCAGGCTTTGATATGATAACAACCACTTCATCAGCCATTTTTGAGTATTGTATAACCGAATGAAAATGTCCTTTATGTGGAG